TATTATTAAGGATACGGAAGATGGTGACGAATTTAGAGTCCTTAGAGATAAGATGGGTAGAACGTATACTGAGAAGCCACTTGGTAATTGGACCGTTCTTGATGATAACCCGTATGAGTTCGAAGAGACGTTTTGGATGTTCGGTAGAAACCCTGTTCATGATAGAGTCACCATTCATGATATTATAAAGCCGATGATGGTTGGTGCTTATCAAAAGAAAATGATAAAGCAGTTAATAGTAGTACATAATAAATTAGTTCTCTATAATGAAGACCAATTTGAAATGATTATTTGTAAGTGTAAGAAGGATGCTCAAAGACTTCATCACGCACTACATAAGGCGTGTAAGAAGAATAAGATTAAGAGTATTATCTTTATGGGTACAGCAGGTCCTGCGACAATATCCAGAATGTATGAAATCATAGCCGACCACACTGGATGGAAACTAACCAAAATTCGCCGAACAAGTACTAGACCCTAGTTATTAATTTATTTAATTACTTTACTAGTTGGGATATTTATTCCTATTATAAAACTATTTTTACTGTTTTTTACTAGCTGATGTAAATATACAAATAAATATCCACCCGCCAAACTTATGGGTATAGTATGTTGATTATTGGTTGGATTCTTTTTTAAATAGAAGATACTCAGGAACCTATGTACTACTAACAAGGTCTTAATTATTTTTCTTTTTATTTCTTTCATATATCATCCCAATTAAACATGATTTTATTATTGTAGTGAAATAACCATGCGTTCTTTCAGGTTGGGACCCTTTGGTTTTATTTAGGAATACCATCACTTTTGATAGTGTCGGAGATTTCATGTTTTCAATGCCTGGAATGCCATTATAGTATTTATCAACTATCATATCTATCAAGTATTTTACCGTATCTGTGAATTCTTGGGTAATATTTACCGTTGACTCACCCCACATACGGTAAAGTTCCTCACTATTTACCGTCTTCTTTTCCATTCTTAATTACTTCTAATAACTTATTATCATGAACTCGATATACGTGTATCTCTGATTTGTCTGGGGTATCACCTGCAAAATCAACACCCATTATGTAGTTAGGATTGTTAATCGTTGTAGATGGTCCTAGTGACCTTGGCTTGTATACTATTAAGTCTTTATTTATCTTTCCCATCCTTAAGTGACTTTAAAAAGGGTATCTTCTTATCCTTTTTCATTTGCTTAATCTTATACTCTAACTTAAGAGCTTCAGACTTGCTCTCTAAGAGATGAAAAGCCTTTAGTAGTACTGGAAGTCTACCACGAGTATATTTTGCCCCCTTACCACTTCTGTGAGCTTTTAGTCGATTATTTATATCGTTAGTTATACCTGTATATAATGACCAATCATCACATTCCAGTATATAGACACACCATTGACCCTTCTGGTCATAATCACTCATGAATTGGATATCATCTAATTCGAAGCGACTAGTCATATTATGCTTTCTTTTCTTCACTGGCCAAGGTTCATTTAAGAAGCCTAAATCTTCCCATTTCTTATGAGTCTCCTCACGTATCTTCCTTATCTTATCAAATTCATCATTACTTATCTCCACCTACTTCTATTTCAGCTTCTGGGTCATTCTTACCCTCATCAGCACCATTTCCGATATCGAAGTTATTCTTAACATCTTCAATTATCTTGTTGATTCTGTCCATATCAGTTTTTTCAACTAATTTTGGGTTGATACAGTCAATTCTAGGTCCTTTATCTGTTGGTATGAAGAATGCCATTGCGTTTGCATCCTTTTGCACAAGTGCAGAATCTACTTGGTTTGTGAACTCTCCCATTATCTCTTGATTCGTTATCATATCTCTATCAAGGTAAAAAACAAGATACGTCGGGTTATTTTTTCCGTTACTTTCCATGTTATTAATGTTTAATCCAAAGATAGTTAAATATTAGTAAACAGTAAACACTTATTATATATTATTCTGATAAAAATCAGTCTTTTACTTTATTTCTCTATATTTATAATAAAGAGATTATTATGGCAAGACCAAGATTAAATGAAGAAGATAAAAAGGGTAAATTAGGTATTAGTATATCTAAAGAATTGATTAGTAAACTCAATTCAATAACAAATAATAAGTCAGTTTTTATTGAGAATTTGATTACTAAATATTTTGAAAAACATGGGCAATAAAGTATGTAATGTGTGTGGTGAGGATAAATTAATAACCGAATATAATACCGTTATCCTCAGCTGAAACAGAGGAGGATATAATTAGATTAAATCACTATACTAACCTACAACCACTATGTAGTTATATTAACAGGGTAATTAAAAGAGATGTTATTGACTAAAGTTGTCCTTTATATCTTTAATTATTTTCTCCACATCTTTATTTAGATGTCCTGGTACATGTGATATGCACTCAACACGCTCTTCACCATCTGTTGGTACGAAGAATGCCATTGCGTTTGCGTCCTTTTGAACTAATACTTTATCTACGTGGTCTGCAAATCCTTGCATTATCTCGCTACCCATCATTTCTCTGTCTAAATAAAAGACAAGGAATACTGGACTGTTGTTTCCGTTACTTTCCATAATTTAATCTATATTTTTGTTTCTTTCTAATGTTATTGTGTGAGTTTTAACATGCTTACCATCAATTTTTTCAATTACACTCCACATAGCGTGATAATCATCTGGGTCATACATAATTGGTGATATTTCTACCGTCTTATTTTCATTATTATCAAATAAATCTAATAATGTATTCACCGTATTCTCCCCTACTGAGGTGTCTTTTTTAACTTCTTCAAAAGTTTCATGATGATACATTGATAACTGATGTTTTTTTTATCTCTATCTTTTCCATTTTTATTGATTAATATATTCTTCGTAGTTCATTTCTACTACATTATTTAATAAGTCTTCCTTATTGTTTACCCAGTCTTCTGGTGTGAAGTATTCACTAAGTAATTCATTAATTAATTCCCTTTTTCTTTCAGGATTAACTATCTCTGCTTTTAATGGTGTTTTATTCCCATCAACTAGATACACTATTGATTGTGAACCGTCTTTCTTAATTTCCTTTGTAATTATCTTCATCATTCGTATTATTTTTACCTTTATTCTTATATTCTAATTTAGGTAAAATAAATGAAAGTGTAAACAATAAAAAAGGGTTTATGTGAAATAAATCACATAAACCCAATTTTGTTCAGAATGCGGGAGCTTTTAATTCGTAACTCAGTTTTGAATGATTGTTTACTTTATAAAAAGGGTTAAACAATTCTAAAATTCCTACATTTGTGGGGACTTTTTAAAATGTCCGAAGACAAGTTGTAAATACCCCACTACCATCAACGGTTATCAAATTGATTTGTATGTTGTAGTTTGCGGTATGCATTCTTCTTCTTGCTACACCGTAATCGGTGCATATCTTTCACCACCAATGATTTCCATCATCATTGAATGAGGTGTTAAATCCTTACCAGCTAATAAACCAGTTAATAACGCTGGACTGAAACCAGATACCAACGATGTCCCTTGCTTGTCAAACTGAACGGGGTTATTGTTATTCCTTGATTGGATATTCCAATACACTATCTTTGGCACTTCATACCCAGCGTCAGCATACATCGTCTCAATCATATTTTGAGCAGTTGGATTCCATTCTTCACCTCTTCTCCTGTAACCACTACCAGTTGCCTCGTCAAATTCCATATCCGAAAGGATAAGAATCATTGTTGGCATTTCTGTAGCTGGTACGTTACTAGACTTACTCTTGTCAAGAAGTAAACTGAATACCGCTTCGATATTAGTAGTGTATCCCCAGTTAGAACGACTTAATTGATTGTACCTGTCTTGTAGGTTACCTTTTAAGTATTCTAATTGTGGTGACCCAGAGAACGTTATAAACGCATCCTTGAATGGACCTTCATTTCTTTCAGAAATATAAAGACCTAATGATATAGCAACATCAAGACATGTAACGTTATCGTTACCACCTGCTGATGTTCCCATAGAACCAGAAGTATCTACAACTGGTAATACTCTCTCATTATTACCTTCCAAGTAGTTAGGTAATGCATCCCATTGCAATGATGCTCCAGTTGAATTACCCATTTTAAGGTTCTTAACAACATCGTATGGATAGATTGCTCCAGCGTTAATCTTAGTTTCACCCTTTTCAAGTGACTCTAAGTATTTACCGAATCTATCTCCGTCTCTCTTACTGAAAGCCTTCATGTATCCAGACATAGCCTTTGATGGTATGTGTTCGTACTTAATAGCGTCAAAGTTTTTAGCACACATCAATTGCTCAACTGTGTTAGATAATTCAGAAAGTGTCTTTCTGTATTCCTTTGGGTCTAATTTTAAGTACTTTCTAAGTGCATTAGCTTGTCTCTTCTTTTCTCTATTCTTACCGTTACCTCTTGGCATCCACTTAGCACATAAAGATGTTGCCATGATTTTAGATTCTAAAAATCTCTTTAATTTCCTTTTATTTTCACTCATTTCAATATTTTTCATATTTTCTATATATATTTATTACTAGGCATCCACTTAAAACTATTACTATGGGGACAATACCTTATACTTATAAACTAATTTTCAAACTTACTGGTCAATACTATTATGGTGTTAGATACGCTAACGGTTGTAACCCCAATGATTTATGGGGTAAATATTTTACATCATCCAAACACGTACATAAACTAATTAAAGATTATGGTTTATCCTCATTCGATTATAAAATAACAAAGACATTTATAAACAAAAAAGATGCAATTGATTATGAATACCAAGTTTTAAAAAGAATTAAAGCAGATGTAAATGGTAAGTTTATTAATAAAACCACATCAAAAGCAATCCCATCAATGGATGGGGTTTAATTATAATTAATCACATTAACTTAAAATTACAAACATTTCATGACCCATCACTACCAATACCAGAAGGGTGGGAACAAGGTTTTAAACAATCACATATTAAAAATATGTCAAAAATTAGACTTGGTAAGTCAGCCCATAATAAAGGTAAAAAGGGTAAATCTACTGGACCATGTTCTGATGAAAGAAAAAATAACATCAAGAAATCAAGGTTGCAGACGAAAAAAATTGAATGTCAATTTTTTAATAAGTCATGTGACCCTGGTAATCATAAAAGATTTCACGGTACTAATTGTAAATTAAATCCAAATATTAACCAACAAGTTATCAAAGAACGTAGTGAAATTGCTAAAAAATCCCATTTAAGACAAGTTAAAAATAACAACTTCAATAATGTTAAACCACCCATTGGTGAGTTTAATTGTCCTAAGTGTGATAAACCTATCAACAACTTAGGAGCGTTAGCAAATCATATTAAATGCTGTCAAATTTATTCAAATAATGAAGACACTCAACATCACTAAGATTATCAATATCACTTAGTATACTTCTAGCTTTATTTCCGTCCTTAAGTGCTGCAGAAATTAATGCTAACGCATCAGCTTCAAGTTTAGTACCTACGAATAATAACAAGTCATCCCATCTACCGTATTCTACAATAAGGTTTATGTTCTTTCTAGCTGTTTCCGTTTTGTTGGTAACTAAGTAAGTCATGATTTCTCTGAACGTAGTTCTTTCACCCGCCCCACCTCTAACATCTCTTGCCCAGAAAAGAATCCTAGTAGCTGTTAATGGGTCTTCAGCATATGCCTTAACAAAAGCATTAATCTTCTTTTGTTTATCTTGACCTCTTAATGCTCCAATTTGGAAGAATAAGTCAACACAGTCGTTTAGTGTTGTAGAATTAGTTGTCATACCGTTTTCGGTAAATGTGTCGTTTGTTCTTAAAGCGTCTACTAATTTTGTCATGATAATAATGTTTTAATTAATGATTTATTTTGGTTACCACAAAGGTATAAACTTTTTACTTGTTTGTCAACCTTTTTCTCGTTTTTTTT